TATGAAGATTATAAATATTACAAAGCACAAGTAAAAAAAGCGTTCAACAAAGCGCAAGCCATTGCGGATCTATTTATCCAGGATAACAACACAACGGAAAGCGATTTTTCAGAATACGTATTTTAATATGATAATTCACCGCTACAACCCAGAGAAACCCAAGAAGGAAACCGTTTTTTATATACAATCTCACGGACTGCACGCAGGCCGACCACTCAAAGAACCCATTCCCAACAGTTGGGAAATGGACACCGAAACAAAAAACGCTTTTGAAATTTGTTTCATGGTTTACAATTCTAAATTTTTAAAAAATTACATACGTGGGTCCGTTATTCCTTTTTTGAGTTTGCACGAATACAAGAAAATTATAAAACCGCTTTTTGCAAATCCGGTACAACATGAGGAAACAACACTAAAAAAACTCAAAACTTTGCAGCTGCTTGATATAGCAATACAAAAACAGGAAGACACCCGAAAATACTACACCGAATTAAAAACACTTATAGCACACGAACTTTTAAAAACCTTTACCCATGATTAGCAACATATTTATTTTAGAAGAGAAACTTTTATTTTCAACCAAGCAGGGCAACGCTTGGAGACTTCGCAGAGCCACAGAAATCGACCCAAAACGAAGAGAAACAATAAATACTATCATTTCTATGATTGACGATGATAAAAGCGATTTGAAACAACAATTATATAAAATGAAAAGCACCCAAAATTAGGGTGCTTTTTTTATGCAAAAAAAATTCCGCCCAAGCGGGCGGAGTTTTGACTTAAATTTTTCTTTCCTAAAAAACACCAGGATCCATTCCCGAAAACTGGCGATGTGTATTCACCATATCCACAAATGCTCTACGATAAATCAAATATTTAAATGCATCACTAAAATTTGTCGAATACATAGGACGCTGAGGAAGGGGCAAACTCTCTGAGGATTTATCTTTGTGTAAAGTTCTTGAACCTGTTGTAGTAAAAGATTTTAATTTGATTTTCGTAAGTTCTAAGGAACTTTTAAGGCACTTGCACTGGAACTTATCAATTTTGAGTTTTAATAGCCCTGCGTTTGTTTCTCCCATCATGGCGTTGGCAAATGCAAACTCCTGATCGTGGTAAATAGTTCCTTGCCCTTCGCTCATTAAATTGACAACCCAACCAGTAGAAGAACCGTTTTCCCATTCAATCGCATTTTTAACCGCATTCGCCCAATCTCGTTTGGTCGATGCGTTCTGATTTCCGGAGCGGTCATAGTACATGTCCAAAACTTTCACCTTATGATACTGGTAAAATTCTCGGAACTTCTTCCCCAACTGAATTTCATTCTCCGGAGCCAACGTGTAGAATTCTTTAAGGCAATATAAGTAGTTCGCTCTCGGTTGAGCCGTCACGATACTACACATATCACCAAAATCCACACCACATTCCAGTTTCGCATTGTGGTCGATGTATCGCAATGCCAAACTACTTTCCTCAATATCTTCCGTCAAAGAAAATTTATCATAGTACGACGAAATCACACCATCATCATAAAAATGATGTTCGCCAAGATTCCCGTAGAATTTCTCGCCCTTTTTTAATTCACTTTTAAAAGATAAAATAGCCGACTTGAATTCCTCAATACCTAATGCAGTAAAAGTGTCTCTAAAAAAACCTTCTTGTAGAACATCGGCATTCACCATCGAAGAAACCATATAGAAAAAAGTAGAATCTTTTCGTATTCTAACCCATTTTTCAGTCCATCGTGCAATTTGTTTCAACAGTAATTCCGCTTTTTTAGCATCCCGGTCCATTTGGGCATTGTACAGCTCACACTTAATCTCATTTAATATTTTCCCACATTCTAAAGCTGCTTTCACTTGCTCAATATTCATGTCTTTTTCACGCTTGAGCATCCAATCAAAATCCCCTTGTAAAATATTAGGATTATCAGACAGGAATGTTCGTCCACGATAAAAAACAGAGTGTTGAAAACTGGCATGTTCCCCACGAATGGCAGGTTCTAATTTTTTAAGTTTCTGAAAATTTAATAATCTCCCTTCATCCCCAAACATGTGCTGAAAAGAGTTTCCCGCTAATCCACTGGGTTGATCAAGACTTCCTAAAATCAAACGAACACCCACCTTAGTAGAAATCGTATGTTTATAAGAATCCGTTGGTTTATAACAGTTTTTGAAGTGCGATGGCGGACGAATATCAGTAACATAATCCCTTCCGTAAATCCATCCTTTACGCGCCCATCCCTCAAAAAGAGTAGGCACAATGTTTTTAGCAGCATTCACATAAGTATCTGAAACAACTACCTGTTGACTGTGTGGCATATCATACATCACATTCAAAGAACGTTGTGCGAAAATATCCGTTTTAGCCGCTCCACGACCTGCTAACAGGATTAAATCTTTTGGAGAAATTAACTCACAAAGCATATTCAACCAATTGATATAAACGGGATTTATAAACGGGTCTTTGCTACTTACGTGGGTTTTCCGACTCATCAGGGAATATTTTTAAAGGAAGAAGCAACGCTTCCTGCTTGATTCTTATTTTTTCTCTTTCGGTCAGTTCTGGGAGTGTTTCAATGAATTTATCTAATGCAGTGCGATTAGCTTCGCCAAATTCAAATATTCGGGCGTCATAAGACATTAAATTGACAGGCTTATCAAAGAAATGGTCTGGAATAACTTCTTTATCAGGATCATTCACCCCACGGGCATTCATCGAATCAAGCAACATTTTATGCACTTTCCCTGCATCGGCTACATCTTTCATAATCAGCATAGCAAAGTTGGTCACTTTGTCCATTCGGTCTGCATAATAATTGCGATACGCTTCCTTTGAAATCTCCGTATCTACATGGAAATATTCAATAGTTTCGCTATATATTTTTTTGGCCTTGTAAGGTGACAAGCCATCAGCCAAAACAAGATGCTTGATGACAGCCTCTTTATTTCCATAAATATCAATACGGCGAATCATCCCCATAGTTTTATCCAGGAGCAATAAGTAAGCAACAATTTCCGGAGGAGCATTTTTTATACTTCCATGTTCCATGAAATCATATAACTGGTCTAATGTCACATCATCTAAACTCATATTCCAAAAAGGCATTGATTTCTAATTGTCTCCACTTCCGTATCTTTTCGCAATCCTATAAATATTTGTGCTGCAGTAATATTTCCCGCTTCGGCTAATTCCTTTTGCTTATTGCTGATATTGAAATCAGACACTAATTTCCCGCGCTCGTATGCTTGTCGAACCAAACTCTCTTTCTGGTACCACAATTCTAAAAATGCTTTTTTATCTACATCGAGATAAAGCGCAATTTTCTCAGGCGAATAATTACACCCTGATAAATTGTGAATATGAGTATATTCCTCTTCCGAAAATTTAAGCTCGAGTAAATCCATACAGTTTGTCATTGCGAGGAACGAAGCAATCTCATTCCAATTATTTATTTGTGATATTTTGACTTTACAGGTTCAAATAATTTTCCTTTAGAGTCTCTTGTTTGAATCAATTTTATTTCTGGAATAATTGTATTCTTAACTAAATGGCGAGAATCACTAAAAGAATCGATAAGAGGCTTTACTTTTTCTAATCCTTCTGTACAATGAATTATTTCTACTTGATGATCTTGCATTGCAAGGTGTGCCAGATGTATAGCGGAGAATCCAAGACCACCAATAACTATAATTTTATTTCTCATACAATTCTATCTTTAGGAAATTCAGGTCTTTTCAGTATTAAATGGTCCGCTTCACATATCCCACCAGGAGAATGTTTTGAAATATCATTACAAATACATTTTTTCTCTTTTGGCCTAAGATGTTCCGGAGGCATTGGAGTAGTTCTTCCGCCAGTTCTCCCACCTGATTTAAGCATAGTCGAAACCCATCCAAGGATTATAAATAAAATTATGAGTTCAGTCATTTTTGCTTAGAATTAAAAGATAAATACCCAATAAAAAATACCCAAACGAAAAAGCAACAATAGGCTCAATAGGAAATCTTTCTGGTAAATAATCAGAGATAATTCCAAGAATGAAAGAAGCTGCTATTAAAAGAATCCCTATTTTTCTCATGCTGTTATTTTTTAGGTTTAATTAAAGCTTTGTAAATATGAACCGGTATTGTCAGCAAAAGAATAAAAAGCATCAGAACACCTACAAAAACGCCCACAACCGAAACTACAGCTGTCAAAACCGAAGCAGTCAACAGTATCAATACAATCGCTACGCAGACTCTTATAAATCCAAAGAATATTTTTTTCATAACATGTATGCTTTTTAATGGTTTTATGTACATATCAAAAAAACGTGTACATGAAAATGGCTTTTTATGTACCTATTCTTTAATAAAAACTGTGTTAGTACAATCTAACCAAACAGGAGGTTGTGTTTTTCCAGAATGAACACCGAGCCATATTTTCCCGTGAAATAAAAATTTTAATCTTTCCCAAAAAGGAACTGTCCAACAGGATATACAATCTCCTGTATCTGATTGATGAATAAACAAACTAGAACATTCATCATCTGTCATTGACTCAGGCTTTTTTAATTCAATAGTCGATTCTTTAAAATTTATTGGTTTCATATTTTGGTTTTAATATTTCTTAAGTTTTGAATCCGTAAACAACTTCATTCTAAAATCATACAACCCCTTGCTATTGGCAAACACGTACTGCTCATAATGCGCGTTCTCGCTCCAGTTCCCCGAGCCTTCAATCACATAATGATGGTCGTGCGTCAGCAGTAAACAAACTTTTGCATGAACCCATGCATACAGTACGGTTACATTTGGCCGACTCTTTGCCATTGCCATCAGGTTATCAATCACAAGAGGATTTCGCTTGATCATACTATCAGAAACCAATAGTGTGATACGTTCAATTTTTCCCTTGTCATGCATCTCAATTAATGCATCAATAACCTTTCTACTGAGACTATAAGTAGAAGCATGCAATTCCTTGATAGTGTAAACTTTAGCCACAAGCGGAATAAACGTAAACGCATTAAAAGCCGTATCACTTTGCAAAAAGAAAAACTCTTCAGGAGTAGGTACCCGCATCAAGTCATTTTCCAATGAACTCACTTTTTGATAATGCGCTGCCAAATATTTCGATATATGAACCTCAGTATGTTTATCCTCCACTGGCACCCCTTCCTTCGGAGGGGGCGGGGGGAGGAGTTCCTTATAATCAAACAATCCCATTTTACTTCGGGTTGATTCCTAATTTCTTATTGACTAAGGCTAATTTCAGTTCTCGTTCCGTAACACGAGAATTAATTTCCTCCTGCTTCACCGTATCTTTAGCTTTTACGGCTTTCGCCAAAGCTGTTTTGTTCACACTAAAATACTTCGCGCTGGATCCTTTGTATTTATGCAATTCGTCAGCGGTCATTTCTTCCACTTCGCGAGTCAATTGTAATTTTTTGAAAATTGGATGCAATCCTAAAACCTTCCCGGTAGTTTGATACGCATTCAATTCATCGTATATTTTTTGATTTTCATCAAAAGCCTGGACAGCTTCATCAGCCATTGTTTCTAAATATTCCTTAGACGCAACTGTTTTCCCAATATGAGCAGCTAAAATTTGTTCATGTAATTCCAAATAACGATTCCAAGCCGTGATTTTATCAGCCATTAGAATTTTCATTTCATCCGGACAATCCTTGTCATTCAAAAAAGGAAATTCCACACGAATAGATTTTGCATTGATTTTTGGCAAACTTTCCAAAGTTTCAAGTTTATCCTTCAAAACTTCGTTTTCTTCTTCTAAATCTGCTTTTTCATCAAGTAAATCCTCGTTTTCCGAAGTTAAGTTTTCGTTTTCTTGCACCAATGTATTTACAATAACATCATCAACAGGAGGTTCTGTATTAGCGCTGACAGCTTCTGTATTAGTGTGGACAGCTTCTGTATTAGTAATTAAAAGTTTTTTTGATTCAATTACTTCTAATCCTATGATTAAACCTTGAGAGAGAATATAATTTCTAGATTTTGCTAAATCAATAATCTCTTTTAAATCTCCAATAGTAGAATCTCTTTCAATCGCCCATTCAATTAATTCCTGCTCATTCATTTCGAATAATGATTTGCCAACGGAATATTTTTGAACAAAGGAGCCATCTTCACTTTCGACTTTCGACATTTGACTTTCGACAACCGACGCCACTTTTTCAACATCAGTAATCCCGTGTAATTTTTGCAAATCATACAATAGGTTTTCCAAAGCACGTTCCGAGAATCCCGAAGCATTTATAGACCTTTCTACACCAAAACTTTTCCCTTCGGATTTTCGGTATAATTCAAACGCCTGGTTAAACTGATCGTATTTCTCTATGGGTAAGTTCTGCAAGAACTCGATTACTTTTTGTTTCATGATTGTGTGTATTAGTTATCATTTGGATTGATTGTAAAATTGGTAATTACCTATCAAAAACACTGTGACATGAAAAAAGCCACTGCATTACACAGTGGCTTTTCATCCAAAATACTAACCAAAAAAATACTATGTTCTAGAGATCTCTTCAAAAAGAGTAACGGCCCCAGATTTGAACACTTTTAAGTTTATTCTCGCTCCGGCTAAACCTACCCAAGTAGTGCCATCTACCAACAATGCTGATTTATCAGCCACACCAGTTGCTAATGTTGCAGGAGAAACACCGCCACCACCTATAAGCGTCACGATATCACCATGAGCAAGCGTAGTTGTAGCAATAGCTATTGAAGCTGTTACCGCTAAACTTGGCAATTGATATTGGTATCCATTTGCAGGGCTTAAAGCCAGTGCTGTAGAAGAAACCACAGTAAATGGAGCAGCAAAACTTAGACTTCCAGTGTAATGACCAGGGACAAATGTTGTTTTAGCAAATGCTTCAAAAACTAGCATATTCTTTCTTGCATCATTATCATCCTGACCTGATGGCTTCAATTGTAATGGTGCACATTTAGTACCCATGACTTTTTTGAAAGTATCGGTACAGCTACCATAAATAACAATACAAGGAACACCTGTCCAGTTCTGAATGAATTCCATTATTTCTAACTCGGAACCCGGATGTTCCCCTTCAAACTTATGTTTTAAAACTATTGCATCTTCATCTCCTTCGCTCTCGTAAGGCGCTTTAGTTTTAGAAGGCGTTAAGTACAATGAAATCATTTTTGCATTTGGTTTCATTCCATAATTACCCACCATCAATACGCCTTTATCATCACGCAACGGCCAAACATCAATATCGTCATATGCAACTATCGTTACATTTGGTTCTTTAGCAGCCGCCGCCCCCGGAGAGGGCTTATTGGCTTTTGCTACATTTTGTCTTATATACATATCTGTAAATTATTACGCTTACTTAAATTAAGCAGTTATACTTTTCCCTGTTTCTACCCATACACCATTAACAAAAGTTAATTGGATATAATCGTTAATGTCTCCTAATACTGCATCCGCTGCAACATCTACTTTGCCTGCAACATCAGTAACCGTCAATTCAACATCAACTGCATCAGTACCGTAGATTTTGATAGTTTTACCTTCAACACCATTAATGATGTTTGTGATAGTAGTATCAGCTACACCAGTAAATCTAAATATTGTTCCGCCTTTAGCATCAAGTACAGCAGTACTGAAATCAATATCAGTTGTAGTAGCTACTTCAGGAGCAGTAGTTCTGCTCAATTCCTTGAATGTACCATCTTCTTTTGCAAACAATACAATTGTTCCTCCAAGAGATAAATCAAAGTTCGAAGCCAAATCTAAAATGCCACCATCAACTAAGTTTTTAGCCGCTGCTAATCCTTTGTTTCCTTTAATTCTAACAACAGAACCTTTAGTAGCACCTTCGATACTTGTAATCGCTGTTTTCCAAGAAGAATCCACTTCGATAGATGGGAAAGTAATTTTTAAGATACCTGATTCATCATCGAATGCAGGAGCAAAAACTTCATTTCCAAATACGGGCATATTATTAGACCACACTTTTTGAATTTCGAATGCTCTAGGATCACCTTCGGCAAGTTTAGTTCCCACAAATATGAAACGGATTCCCAAACGGTAATCAGCAAATATGTTGGTGTCTCTCTTATCGTGAGTAACCGTGAATTTCCCTTTTTCAGAAGCGTTATATTCTAATGTTTGAACGTTTTTAGAATAGGTAATACCTATAAAATCCGTTTTCGTTTGATCTACCAATTCTTGGAAAATAAAATTAGGATAATCAAGAGGCGAATTTGTTTGATAAAGCGTTTTGCTTTGGTCAGATGCATTGTTGATGATTTGCGGACGCAATTCACCGGCACGTTTCAAATAAGCTTTCAACCATTTAGATGACAATTGAATCTCAAGACCTTGCTCTTTTCTTTCAATTTCTGGCATCATTTCAATCATGGTATTGATATAATCCACAATGTTAGCTTCTGTTGGCGCACCAATATCAAAAGCACGGTATTGTTTTTTGACATCCCTGAAGTAGTACCATAAATAACGCAAACCGTTTTGAGAGTTTACCGCTGCACCTGGCATATTGTCACCGTCCGGAGACTGAACAAAAATACCATTGACTTGAGCCATTCTATCATCAACCATTTGTTGTTTGATTAATTCGCCCAATAAGAACCCAATGAATGACATTTTCCAAGGATGAGAACCATCATTTTTGTTGTAGCTTCTAATCCAAGTAGTTTCAATTTCTTGTAATTTTGAACCTACAAAAGTGATATCTATTTTCTTAGGATATACTTGTCCTTTTTCAGCAGATATTTTGAATTTTCCTTTAGGAGACCAACCACCGGCACGACCTTGAACAATTTCGCCACCAATGATATTCCCGTCAGAAACTCGGTCAAGAACACCGGTACGTTCTGCCCATTCTTTTGGCAACCCTCTAAAATCATTAAATAATGATTCAAGAACACCGCTGTTTTCCTCCACAAAATGCGCCATGTCACTTTCTAAAGTTGGAATAGTACCCTTTTGATTAAAGTCAGTGGCTTTCATACCACCGTCTCTCAATCTTGCATTCCAAGATCTACCACCTTCAAAAGCATCATAGCTTTTTCCAGATCCAAATAAGTGTGTCGCTGAGTGTCTCATGTTTTGATTTCCTCCTTGAATTACAGCCAAAGGTTTGTCCCCTTCTGGCTCTTGAATTAATTTAGCAATGGTTTCTCCCATTGCTATGTTTTTGGCGGCAATGCTCTTGACAATAGCCAAAACACTATCATTCCCTTCGCCTTCATTGGCTGTATTCGCTAATTCTTCGGCACTTAAACCTGATTCTAATACAAGGGCCGCAATCTCGTCTTGCGCCGCTTTCAATATCAGATTTTCATCCGCCATTGCTTTAATTTCGGAATTAATTCCGTTAATAGCTTTTTCAGCATCTTTTTCGCCTAGCGCATCGACAATCTTTTGTCGTTGGGTGGCATCCAGATTAAGGCTTTTGTTTTCGCCATCAATCGGGAGTTCTTTCGTGCCAAACAGCGCGTTGAATAAAGCTACTGTTCCAGCCATGATTTTAAATCTCATAGAGTTTTGTTTTTAGGGGTTAAAAATTATTTATAGTGGTTCAATTCACTCGTAATATGAAGCCTGTTTATGGCTTGGTCAAGGCTACCAATGGAATCTATCATTCCGTACTCTAAAGCTTTGTCTGCTCCAAAAGTTTTACCAGTCAATACGCCAATTTCCTCTTTTAAGTTTGGGCACGCTGCACGAACTGCATCTTGAAACTTAATTGCTAAAGGAGAAAGATGTTCCTTTGTAATCATTTCGTACTTTCCTTCCAAAGCTAGTTTTACAGCTAAATTTTTATGCTCGCTTTCCGGAGGATAGATATCATGAAATTTATAGCCTAGCTTTTCCAAATACTCTCGATTATCAGCAAATGAAGCTACAATGCCAACAGAACCAAAAGCAGCCGAAACATTGTTATCTGCCATTTTGTGATCTGCCACGGCACACATCGCCCAGTAATGAAGCGAAGCACATTGGTCGGCAATAGCCACAACCGGTTTTGTTTTGTCTTTTGCAAATTGCAGAAAAGGACCTATAGCATTTACACCGCCTCCGGGACCATCTTCTTTAAAAACAGTTCCAATGATGTTTGAATTTCTATCTGCTGCATACATTGCCGAAACAATTTCCTCTGCACCATAGGTACACATATCACTGTATTTCATTACGGGACCCACCATATCAATAATGGCAACAGAGCCTTTGGGCGCATTTATTATACCGGAACTATCAGGACGAACAGGTTTTCCGTTATCATCAATAACACTCATAAGCGAATGAGTCTTTTCAATAATTGGTACATTTTCGCCCATCATAATTTTATGAACCATTGGCATAAATGCTAAAACCCCGTCAAAGGACATAGCCCATTGTCCGCGATTTAAATCCATTAATAATCTGTCTACTCTCATGACTTCTAATTTTTAACGAAGGTGAATTTATTTAGAGAAAAATGTTGTGACACGTTTCAGTAACCTAAAGCGATGGTTTAAGTAGGCTATACCAATTATCACTATGATAATTCCAATCACCCAAAGCCAACTCCAAGAATTAAACCCTGATTTGTCTAAATCTATTTTTTTGGCTTCAATTTTAGCAGCAGCTTTTCCTTTGGATTCCGCTTTTGCTGCAGATTCCGTTTTTCGGAATATCTCGGAATTATCGGAATTATCGGTTTTCTTGTTTGTTTCTTCCGTTGTGGTTTCCTCGGTAAGACTGGCATTATTCAAATCATGTTTTTTGCCTTCTGGATCAGTTACACTTGCGGGCTTTGTAGCATCTACAGGCGCATACGTTTTCTTGACAGAAACCGTTTTGGTTTTATCATCCACTTTTGTCTTGATATCAACCTTTACATTCGTTTGGGAATTCTCGGAATTCTCGGAATTTTGGGAATTCTCGATTTTAATTTCCTGTTTATTGACTTCCGTTGTTTTCTTTTTGGAGGAGCAGGAGGAATTGGCAATTCCAATAAGGATTGCAATCACCCATAACAAAATGTGATTTCTTTTTTGATTAGTCATCTTAATGTTCGATTTTAGGTTTGGATAATTCTTTTTTGCAATGCGCACAAATGACAACCGTTGTTTCACAAGTAGCTGTTACTTTCAGCACTTTAATTCTGGTCAGCGTATGTTTACATTCTTCCATCATTATTAAGCTTCATTTGTTGAAGTGGCACCAGTTGCTTCCAGTTTGATTACTCTCACATTATCCGGCTGTGCAATCTTCCAAGGAGATCTTCTTATTGCGATACATCTTTCTTTTCGAATTCGGGTAATACACACCATATCCGATTGATTTCCGCCAAGAACGTGATAACATAATTTATCTTCGCCCACATAAATACTCACATGACCGCCACCATCACGAACAAAAACCAAAATATCACCAAGCATAGCAACGGTTTGTTTTGTTCCAAAATTTGCCCAGTTTCTAGCCCACAATGGTTTATCAACAACTTCTAATCCTGCCTTTTTTACCACATAAGCAATAAATAATCCGCACCACGGAATATCATCTTTACGATAGTCTTTTTCTAAGCCAAGAGATTCAGCCCATTTTAAGATTTCAATATTATCACCCGCTCCTGGTACTTCTTTGATGCCTAATAATTTCAAAGCTTCAATAAGTACTTTTGGAGATTTTTCGGCTTTAAGCCAATTATATATGCTTGCCATATTTATTTATTTTCTTTAATTAAAATACTGTCTATCTCCAGCGTATATTCAACCTGACGAATGAGCGAGTTTATTTTAAGTTCTTTATACACAATTTCCCTACGCTGTTCCAGAACCGCTTTAGGAGGATAATTTTCGGGTAATTTTGGCGAAAGCATTAGTGCGCTAAAGGCAACTAAAGCAACTATATAAAAGGCTGTTTTCATGATTCGTTTTTTAGTTGTTCCCGTTCTTTTCTTTGCTGAATAAGGATCTCCAATAAATGATTGAATTTGTCCGTATAGAATTCCAATTTTGCAGTATATTTTTCCTGTTCTTTGGTACGAGAATTATTAATAGTATCATTTCTAGCAGAAAGCATAGTATAGTTTTCTCGGTGTTGCTTGTCATTGTAGTAGGATATAGTGATTATGGAAGCTATCAAAATGATATAATTTAACTGAAGTCTTTTCACAAAGGGCAACAGAAAATACCAGTCAACTAACTTTGGGATTTCTCGGAAAAAGTCAAGTATTTTCATAGAGCGTCTAGGTTTGATTCAAATGTAAAACCATCAACTATAAAACACTGTGACAAGAAAAAAGCCTGTCTTTTCTGACAGGCTTTCTAAGCAATTTCGTAGTTGAGAATCTTGGACGACTTCTTGGTCTGGAATCGCGAGATTATCTTACTGTTTTTTTTTTCCCGATAATACAATTGCCGGAGGGTATCATTTGAAAATCCAACTTCTAACAGATCATATTTGTCAATGAATTTATCAATTGCCGAAACAACCACCGCTTCACTGTTATTTTCTATGCAACCATTCATGTACGACACATACGCCATCCGAAACATGTCTTCCATCAAATCATTGATATCGTCATTGGTGTCCTTTGGCAACATTAGGAAAGAGTTCCTTCCGTTCTCATGCTTGTAAAACTCGCCTTTGTATTCCTTACCATTCCCATTATCTGAAATGGTAAGGTTCAAATTAAAGTTATTTATATTCAGTGGCCTTCCTGCCTTTTCCA